CGTCACCTTAACCGGTGACGGGGCTTTTCGCATGTCTGGATGGCAGCGACGGACCGGGCGCTGAGTAGCGGGCCACCCGGTCTCCTGCCGCGTCAGGATCCTTTCGGACGTGGCACCCTAGCACGGCCGGGCAGGGCGTCTAGAACCCCTGATACGGCGCGCCGTGGTCGACCTCGTCTGATCGCCGCCAGGCCGGCCGGGTTTCGAACGCTGTCCCGCCGCAGCGCGGGCAGGGGTCGGTGACGTAGTCCGCCACGGCCTTGATCCCGACCCGGGGCCCGTCGAGGCCGCGCCCATTCAGCCGGGCGACGACCACCTCAAGGTCGAAGTCGCGGGTCAGCTGGCAGCCGAGACAGTGCAGTTGGACACCGCAGCCGGGGTGCGTGCGGTAGTGGTCGAGCGGGACGGACGTTTCGAGCGCCATGTGGGGCCAAGTGTGGGATAGGCCATTTTCCCGATCTCGTCAGACCGTTGCGCGACAAGGCGAAAACGGCGGTTTGCATGGCTCCGCGGGTAGGATTTTTCGCCACGTCTCACGCTGTCGCATGGAGCCTCATTACCCCCTTGCCGCACGCGCCTTTCCCGGCCTAAGCGTCTCATCCCGTGTCATCCGATACCCGGCCAGCGCAGCGTCCGGTGTGGGATGAAGTGTGGGACGTGCCGGGAGGGCTCGTGGCCAAAGAGATCAACCGCCTGACGACGAAGGCTGTCCAGAACCTAGCAACGCCGGGCCGGTATGGCGACGGCGAAGGGCTCTATCTGGTCGTCGACGACAAGGGCGTGAAGACCTGGGTTCTGCGGTTCCAGCTCAACGGCCGGCGCCGCGACATGGGGCTGGGCAAGTTCCCGGCGCGAGAGGTCAAGGAGGCCCGGCTGGCGGCCAAGGCGGCCCGCAAGCTGATCGGCGAGGGCATCGACCCCATCGAGGACCGAAAGGCCCCCACGGGTGTCCCTACGTTCCGCGAGGCGGCCGAGGCCATCATCGCCGACCTGTCGCCGGGGTGGCGGGGCGCGAAGACGCAGGAGGGGTGGGAGCGCAGTCTATACCGCCACGCCGCGACGTTGGCGAAGAAGCCCGTCGACCAGATCACGACCGACGATGTGCTCAAGGTCGTTCGCCCGTTATGGACCGCCAAGCCCGAAAGCGGGGCCAAGCTGCGGGAGAGGCTGGAGCGGCTGCTCGACGCCGCCAGGGCGAAGGGCTGGCGCACCGGCGAGAACCCGGCCCGATGGCGAGGCCACCTCGCCCACATGCTCCCCAAACGACAGAAGCTCTCGCGCGGCCACTTCAAGGCCATGCCCTATGCCGACGCCCCTGCGTTCGTGGCGAAGATCCGCAAGCAGGCCAGCATGGGCGCCCGCGCGCTCGAATGGACAATCCTGACCGCCAGCCGCGAGGGGATGACGCGCGGCGCGACCTGGCGGGAGATCAAGGGCGATGTCTGGACGATTCCTGCGGCCCGGATGAAGGATGGTCGGGATCACCGCGTCCCGCTGTCAGCCGCGGCGCTGGCATTGCTTGAGCGCATGGCGCTGGGCGGTCGGCCGCCGGCAGGGTTCATCTTCCCGGGATCCAGGGACGGGTCGGCGCTATCGAACGCGACCCAGGATGCGGTGCTGAAGCGGTTGAAGCTGGACTACACAGTCCATGGCTTCCGATCGACATTTCGGGATTGGGCGGGCGATGAGACCGAGCATGCCCGAGAGGTGGTCGAGGCGGCGCTGGCTCATGCGGTGGGCGATGCGGTCGAGCGGGCCTACAGGCGAGGCGACGCGCTCGAAAAGCGTCGGCGGCTTATGGCGGACTGGTCCACCTATCTTGCTACGCCGCCGACTGCTGCTCGATGAAGCCGTGGAGGACATCGGCGCGGATCAGGGTCCGGGCGCCCAGCTTGAACGTCTTGAGGCTTCCGGCCGCGACCAGGCGCCAGATCGTGGCCTTGCTGACGCCGATGGCCGCGGCCGCGCCGTCGACGCTGTAGGACAGCGGGGGAGGGCCTTGTTCCTTCGTCATCAGCCGGCGGCCTCGGGCTTGGGAACGGCGGACAGCAGCTCGGCGTACGCGTCTTCCACGAACTGGCCGAGGGGCTGAACGAACTCGACACCGTATTCAGCGCAGAGGTTGAACGCGGTGCGCTCCATCATCGCAGTCGTCGCCTTCCGGGGAACCAACACCCACCCCTCCCGCTCGGGATCGGCTAGGGCTTCGGCGGCGCGCTCCAGCAGATCGGCGGCCCGGCTATCGCCCTCGACCTTCACCGACGCCGCACGGAAGGATGCAGCCTCGGCGAGCAGGTCCGCGATCAGTTCCCGATCACCCATTACGGCGGCTCCTGTAGAGTTGCTGGACGCCTTGGACGAGCGCCTTTATGCCGACCTTCAGGACGCCGAAATCCTTTCGGACATGCTCGGAAACGACCGCCAACACCTCCTCTTCACTCGGCTCCGGGGCGGAGAGAAGGGCTCGGATCGCCTCGTTCATCTGCCGCGTGGTGACGTCCTCGAAGCTGATGGTGATGGGGTTCTCGGTCGCCTTCGTCAGCAGCCGCACCGCTTCTTCATAGCTCATGGTCATCGTTCGTCCTGTGGGTTGGGGGAGGGGGTGCGCTCAAACACGATCAAGCCCTCTTTGGTGAGGCCGCATCGCCGCCAGCCAGCACGTCGAAAGCAAGCACCCGGATTGGCTGACCGGACAGCTGACGGATTGACGAAGGTGTAATGCCTTTCACCAGCCCAGCAGTGATCAGCGATGAGGTCAGCCTGTCGGATAAGGAGCGACGATTGGTGCGAACCTTCGTTGCGGAACAGAGAGCAGCAGACGCCTTGCTGGCCGCTGTCGTCGATGAACTTTCGCCAGACGAAAACAGCGTCAGCTGGCGCGGTTCGCAGAACGATGGTTTCGCCGGGGCCGACAAACTGATTTGCCGTTCGTCTCGACTTTCGGCTGCTGTAATGGCGCCGATAGAGCGCGAGGCAAGACCGGTCCCCGTCCTTGGTGAGCCACCAGAGGGGACCATCTCGAAAGGGTCCTGGTTGATCTGAACCATCACTCCCCCTTGCGCTTGGCCGGGTTCGGAAACTCGGCGTAGTGAGCGCGTAGCCAAGCCGTGATGCGGTCGCGAACGCCTTGGTCAAAGTCGGACCACGACGAGCCCCACTCTCCCTTCACAACGTCGAGGATTTGGCAGGCGTCCGTCATGATCTGGCGGGCGTCTTCGTCCTTCTTCGTTGGTCGGTAGTCGCCGTGCTTCGGCCAGTCGCGGAAAGCGTCAAAGCGGATCATCACTCCCCTCCCTTGGGTGGGGATGTCAGCAGAGCGAGGATTCGCTCGATGCGGTCGTCGTTGTCCTGACGAGCCCGAATGTCCGCGTTCTCCTCGCCACAATGGCCGGTGTAGGATTGCCGTTTGACGAGCCGACGAAGCCACCCAAGGTCAGCCTCCCGCCACCCCGACAAGAGGGCTCCCTGTTCAGGGTGGCCAGTTGCCACGGAGGGGAGGGGTTGATCTGAACCCATTCCCTCAACTTCATCGGGAGAGAGGAGAGCTCTGGCGGCGAGGGTCGCGGCTTGCAGTTCTTCGGCATCCTTGTCCAGATCGTCGGTATCGAGGTGCGCAACACCGTAGCAGTCAGCAGCGTTCGCCAGTCTTTCCAGCGCAGCCGCCAGCCTCTCTCTCGCGTCTCTGTTGGTCGGGGAGGTCATGAGTGCAACCCCACGACAATCAGCACCACCGAAACGGCGCTCATTGCCCCACAGGCCCATAGGAACCCGTCGAGAAAACGGTTCAGACAGGCTTGAAAGTTGATTTCCCAGCGCACCTTTTCCCCGCTCATTGGGCTTCACCCGTAAGGGCGGCGCGGGCGAGTTCGGCGGCGTGCAGGTATGCGGCTTCCTTGCCCATGAGGCGGTGTGCGTCATGGGTTGTTGTCGCCTTCGCCTTGAGTTCACAGCAGGACGCCGCGCGGCGCTCAAGATCGGCAATCAGATCAGCAACCGGCACCCGTTCCATCCCATCCACCCGGCGGAGAGCGGAGAGGATGGTGGGGAGGTTGTTGCGAAGGGTCATCGCCAAGTCTCGGTTAGCGGCGCCTTCCGGGCTTTCTTTCTCGTCGACCCGAGCGACGAACTTGGCGAACGACCCCCAGCCCGGCCCGTCGATGGCGAACGCATCGGCTCCGGGCTTTCGACTATCCCAGCTTGAGCGGCCTTCGGATACCCACGGGCCAGCCGTCGCGGCCTTCGACAGCGCCTCCAGTTCGTCAGCCAGTTCAGATGCAGTAGGTTGGGTCACGACGGATCTCCGGCAAAAAGGACGTAGACGAGGACCAGGGCGAGCAGCACGAGGGTCCCGAGGACGGAGGTGGGGCGGTTCATGTCGGGCCTGTCAGCTGCAGCAGCGACGGCATGGCGCCGAGCCGGTAGGCCTCGTCGACCTGGGGCTGCATCCATTGGCCGACCGTCGAGCCGTCCGGGAGAACCGTGTGGGCGAGAAACTCGTCCTCGATCGTCGTGATTCCGGCGCTGACGGCTTCCAGCTTCGCCTTGATGACGAGTGCGAGTGCACGCCACTTCTGCCGGCAGGCCTGCTCCCAGAGCTTCTCGGCCGCTTCCGGTGCCCGGCGACCGCGCGAGTGAACCGTGAAGTCGGCGTGGTTCGGGTCCGGCATGGTCAGGAGGAAGCGGACGTAACGGCCCGAGATCCGGAACCCGATCTGCGCGCTATTCGCCTCGGTCGCGTAGGCAAAGGCCTCGGCCTTGTAGCGGCGCAGGGTCCGCTCGATCTCGCCTCGGCTGTTCTCGACGCTGACCGTCGTGTTGGCGGCGTAGGCGCTCATCGGTCTTCTCCCAGCGGCCAGAACACGCCCCCACACCGCTGGCAGACCCCGACGTCCTGCTCGTCCTCGTCCATGTCGTCGTCGATGTGGCCGAAGAGGATGCAGACGGGGCGGAACAGTCGCAACGGCGTCCAGCGGGGCAGCAGAAACACATCGGCGAGGAGCACCAGGCCTGCCAGCACGATGAAGGCCAGCGCGGCGCCACCGGACCACATGATGATCGCGAGGATGAGGGACATCAGGCGGCCTCTTCCTGACGGGCGAGGGTGGCTGGCTCCACGCCGATCATGGCGGAGACAGTTTCGAGGAGCGCGGTTTTGCTGGCCTGAAAGCGGGTGTGGTCCATTTCGCGAAGGCTCTGCGAAAGGGCGGTGCGCTCCACGACCAGCGGACCACGGACGACGATGTGGGCGAACTGGTCCTTGTGCCGGGCGTAGGTGGCGACCCGCAGGGCGGCGGCGTTGGACCCGGCGTCGATCACCGTCTCGTTGTAGAACCCGGCCTGAATAAGGGCGCGCTTGCGGAGATGTTCGGCGCTAGGGAACTCGTCGGCCAGATGCTCCGGCAGGTTGGCCCATGCCTCGCGAAGCCATGCGAACTGATGGCGCAGGCTCTTGCTCGATGTCTCGACGTGTTCGACCAGGGTGTAGACCTGACCGACCGTGAACATGCGGTCAGCGTGGCGCGGAAGGCGGGGGATCATCGCCTCTCCCGTCCACTGGAATTGCATAGGCGTCGGAGTCGGGGTCATGTGAACCGGAGGGGGTTGTTGGCCCCGCTCCGTCCCTCACAGTGATTGTTGATCCGGGGAAGGCCAGCAGCACGGCTCTGCACCATGCCCGCATGGCCGTGACCTCCGGGGTGTCTGGTAGGCGCAAGGGTCACGCGTCGGCCTTCCCGAGAGCGTCCCGCTTGGCGGCCATGCGCTTCTTCAGCTCCAGAGCATCGCCCGGCACCCATCCCCAGAACTCTTGCAGAGGGTGGCGATTGGCGTCCTCGAACCAGTCGAGCATCTTGGCGTTCTCGATGCCTTCGATGGCCTCGGCCACCTTGTCGCCGACCTGACCGAGCGGGATGCGCTCAAGCGGGGCGTTGGGGAACATCTGCAGGGTGATGGTGTGGCCGCCCGCGCCGATGCGGTTCAGGCGGTCGGTCGTCATGGCTTGGTCGATGATGTCGGACGGGGTGACGTCGATCATCGCGGCGCGGTCAAGCTCGGCGTCCTCGTAGATCCCGGACAGGTCTTCGGGGAACGCCTTGCGCAGTGCCTGGCTCTCGGCGCACTTGCTGATCATCACGCGCGGCATCTTCGGCCAGTTTCCGTCGAGGGTCTGCTTTCCGGTAGGCTTGCGCTTGCCGCTCTGATCGTCCCACGCCCATTCGTCCTTGATCGGGGCGAACTCGTCCCAATAGGCGACCCCGGCGACGGGCTTCCATCCGCCATCGCGGGAGGCGTCGGCGATGTAGATGCGGACCACGGCCTTGACGATGCCGAGCGGGTTGGTCGGAGTCTTGAGCGAGGGATCGTATTCGATCACCGGCTCGTCCTCGTCTGGCCGATACCGACCCGACCGCGCCGCAATAGCCCGCATCCCGTCGATGCCGGTGATGATCGCCATCTGGCGCTTGTCGGCCTTGTCCTTGTTGAAGACGATGCAACTGATCTGCTTGGTGAAGGGGTCCAGACCCTTCATCCGGGCGACCGACATGAAGAGATTGAACTCGTCGTCGTTGGTGTCCTTGGCGACGGTGCGCTTGATCAGGACGAGCTGCTGTCCGGTGTAGTCGGCGACGGGCTGGCGAATGGGAATAACGGCGTTCATGGGAACTCCTACTTGAAGCGGGCTGTGAGGGATGGGGCGGCGTTGTCCAGCCGCGCGCCGGGGACGGTCTCGCCATCCTTGAGCGCGGCCAGAAGCCCCGCCTTGTCGAGCGTCGGGGCGCCGGTTTTCCAGAACCGGGCCGGGATCGAGGACTCTTCCTCGACCAGGGCCTTCGGTTGCCGGGTGGCAAGGGAGAGGGTCGCGGCCGGGCGCTCGATCTTAGGCAGGTCCGCGATCATCATGGCCTGTTCGATCAGCGCGCGGTCAGCCTTGATGCGCTGCTCGTAGCGGGTCTTGCGGTTGTCCAGATCGCTGATCACCGACTCCAGCCCGGCGATCATCACCCGGTTCTCGACCATGCGCAGGATGATGGCGTCGATGATCTCGAACAGGCTGGTCTCGCCTTCGATGGTGTCAATCAGCAGCGCCTCGTCATCCGCGTCGACAGCGGCGAGGCTGGCCCGGAGAGCGGCGACAGCCTGCGCTTCGCGTAGGGGGTCCATACGGCTCATGTCAGGCTCCAATCCGTGAAAGGGCGTCAAGCGCGGCCTGGGCCGACACAACGAACAGGGCGGCGGCTCCGGCGACCGTGAGCAGGTAGGATGCGAGGGCGAAGGTTGTGCGGGTCATGCCGGGACCCCCGCGAGGCCGCAGAAGACTTCCGTCGTGAAGGTTTGATATTCGTCACCTTCAAGCACGCGCCCAATGCGCACTGTGCGCCACGCCATGCAGGAAGAACCGATGCAGAGAATGTCATCGTCCCCAGACGAGCCGTTGTTGCGGGGTCCGCAGCATGCCTTCTCCTTCGCTTCATCTTCGGTCATGCCGTCACCCCCGGAATGGCGAGGTCAGCCGGGCCGGTAGGAAGGCCCCGCTCGCGGCGGATGGCGTCGTTGCGGCGTTCGGCTCGCTCTGCCTCACGGACGGCTTCCCGCTCGGCTTGCAGGGCGGCGGCGCGCTGGCGCTTTAAGGCCGTCTCCATGGTCGCGGCGAGGCGGCGCAGGCGGCTGGCGGCGGCTTGGCCCCGCTCAATGGCCGCAAGGGTCGCGGTGTCCCCGGCCATCGCGAGGGAGATACGCCCGGCCTCGGTGATGATCTCGAAGGCGAGGCGCTTGTCCTCGGCGGGGATGGCGTGGCGCGACATCAGGCGGCCACCTGTTCAGCTTCAAGCGCGATCCCCAGAGCGGAGGCCCGGCGTTCAATGGCGTCGAGAATCCACAGCGTCTCCGTCGCCTTCTCCGAGCCGGGGTAGTCGGCGGCGACATGCGCGCGGAACTCGGCGACCGTGAACCAGCGGCAACCGGCCATGATCTTGACCCCGCCAGCTTCAAGCGTGAACGCGAGGAAGCCGTAGCCGTCGTCACGCATGATCCGGGCGAAGCAGCGGGTGACAGGCTCGTCGTTGATTTTGGCCCCCGACAGGTTGGCCCGCGACAGGTCGGCCCCCGACAGGTTGGCCCGCGACAGGTTGGCCCGCGACAGGTTGGCCCCCGACAGGTTGGCCCCCGACAGGTCGGCCCACGACAGGTTGGCCCGCGACAGGTTGGCCCGCGACAGGTTGGCCCCCGACAGGTTGGCCCCCGACAGGTTGGCCCACGACAGGTCGGCCCACGACAGGTCGGCCCCCGACTTCACCGCGACCCGCACGGCGAGCCCCAGCTTCACGCCGGACAGAGCAGACGGGTCACATTCGATGGTGACGGTGAGCGCGCCAAGGAACTCGAAACCGGGGCGGCGGTTGATGGTGAACAGCTCAGTCATTGCAGGCGATCTCCTTCGGGCAATAGCCCTTGCCCGCGCACTCGGCGGGGGTCCGACAGAAGGGGTAGGGGGCGGGCGCGGGCTTGGGCGGCGGCGCGGTTGTCGGCTCGGCCATTTCAGGCTCCCGTGAAAGCCAGAAGGATGAGGGGAAGGGCGACCAGCCAGATCAGGGCCGCAGCGACGTATTTGATGGGGCGGGTCACGCTGCACCGCCCCCCGTCATCGCCAGCTTCTGAACGTGGATCACCGCCGAACGCTGGGCCGGGGTCAGTTCGCGCCAGACGGAGATCTGCTCGTCCGGGGACTTGTCGGCCAGCTCGCGGTCCAGTTCCTGCGCCTCGGCAAGAGCGCCGCGCACGGACAGCGCCCGCACCGTGGCGTCCAGATCGGCCTTGATCTTGAGCAGGCCGTCCAGCGCCACATCAGCGATCACGCCCATGGGCCGGTGCGCGTAGCCGGTGCGCTCGTCCCGCGCCCGCTCGATCAGGTCCTCAACCGCATCGCAGATCGAACCCAGCCGCAGGTCGTCCGCATGACTGGCAGCCAGCGGCTCCAGATCGGCGGGGAAGGGGTGGGCGCCGGCGATCGGGCCGTGGCCGGCGCCCGTTTCAGCCGCGCCCAAGGTGTCCGGTCCTGAACGCACCGGGGAGCGGGTGAAGGGGTGAATGGAGGCGGTCATGATTGCTCACCGCGAGCTTTGGCGAGGGCGGCTTCGGCGGCCTTGATTTCGGCGAAGTCCTCGTTGTGCATGTCGGCGAGGATGTTGAGCAGGCCTTCCAGCGCCTCCACCAGATCAGGAGCAGCGGAGATCAGGCGGGCGTTGGCGGCGGTCCGGTCCTTCTCGGCATTCGGGCCGACGTGGTAAACCTGTGCAACCGTGTAGCCTCTACCAGCTTCTGGGCGCCCAACCCGCCAAGGCTGATTGGGTGCATATTTCGGGTGAACAACCCAAGGCCCCGGCGTCCAAGCGGGGGCGCTCACGACGCCACCGCCATCTCAGCAGCGGCCGCCAGCTCGGCGTCCGTCATGCGCAGGCTGTAGCGCCGCGACGTCGGGCACGCGTAGCCAGCCGCCTCGCACTCCAGAACGCGCGCCTCGCCGTAGAGAAACACCGCGTTGGCGCGGGCCAGCCGGGCCCTTTCCAGCGGACTGCGGAGCGGGCGAGCACCAGCGGCAAGACCAGCAAGCGCCTCCCGCATGAAGGCGTGACCCTCAGCGGTCTGCGGAACAATGATCGCGCCGACGGGGTCGTCGTGCGTGACCGGCCGGCAGGTCTGGGTGGTGATGTGCATGGGCGTCTCCCGTTCGTTGGAGAGACTATGCACAACGCATAACGACCGGTCAATGCAAAATGCGTAGTGATTGCGCTGCGGCGCGATTTGGGTCTATTTGCGGGGTGCGCTTCGGAAGGAGCGTGCGGGGAGGCGGCTTTGACGAGCCAGCCTCCCCCCTGAAGATCGGCCAAACGATCCCAGGCGCCCGGTAGAGTTTCTACCCGCGCCAGACGAATCCGACAACCGGCCTTCAGGCGTTCGATGATCCGGTCGGGTAACGACGGCGGCGCGGACGGCAGGCTACCGTGGGAAGCGACCAAGCCAAGGGCAGTCCGAAAGGGTGAGGCCCGGTCGCCGGCGAGACACATCGCCGAAAGCTGCACCCAACCTTCCCGCCGTGTCGGCAGGGCAGGGCCACAAGCGACGGGTCGGCTCCGAAGGGCAGGCTGCGCTAGGCGGGACCGCCCCGGATGGCCTGAGCCTATCCGGGAGTGGTCCTATGCCTTCGCTCCGGGTCTCACCAAAGGGCAGATCAACTAAGGCTTGTAGGTCATCACGGTCGACCAATCGCCGGGTATCCACGCCGTCAGGTCGCCGCAGTGGTAGTTGTACGAGAATGCGGGCTGATCGCCGGTGTTCAGGATCACGATCCTGTGGGCGTCTCCCGTGAAGGCGTAAAAAATCGCCCAGCCGGTGTAGGCGCCCATGCGGTTCTTGGCGTTGTAGAGGCCGCAGACGACCTGCTTTCCGTCTCAATATCCGAAGGAGACGTCCTTGAACCGTGCGCTTGGATAGTCGGCCAGGCTGTTGTCGAACTCGGCGACTATCATAGCGGTCAGGGGGGCGAACGGCTTTGCGCCCTTTGACGCCAGTGCTTGATCTGCCGGGCTGACAACGCCGCCTTGAGGCGGGCCGGCGCGCACGAGATCCGGGGGCGGGGATACGATCACCACCGGTGGATTCTGCGCCAGCGCAAAGGCTGGGAGGAAAGCGGCTGCGAGGCCAGCCACCAGAGCCGTCGTCAACCCGCGCACTTCAACCTCCGCTAGGCGTGAAAACTATCGGCGGACGAATCCGCTTGGCGTAGTCGGCCACCACTACGCCGATGATCACCGGCGCGGTCTGGTCATGCTCACCGTTGTCGTCGAGATAGATCGGCGTCTGAAAGTCCTCGTGGTAGCTCCGCGGCCATAGAGCGATCCGGCCGTCGGCCTCCTGCACGAACTCCTTGAGCGTGATCTCGAAGACGTCGGCCTTTTGGCGCTGGACCACGACATAATCCCCGACACGAAGGCCCGCTTCCGATGGGTGGGCGACCACGACGTACCGCCCAGGCGGGTAGACCATGTCCATCGAAGGCCCTTCGACCTTCAGGGCGGTCAGCTGCGCGCGCTCATAGCCGGGCACGTCGATCGGCAGAAATTCCTCTACGTCACTCAACTCACGCACCACTTGTTCCCGCCAAATTCCGGCGGCGACTTCCCCTACGACGGGAACTTGTCGCGAGATCGTCTTAAGGCGCAAGGCACTCATTTTGGGTGATGGTCGCGGCGCGCGTGAAATGAAGGCTTGCATGTTCGTCAGGTCCACGGCTGGGCCGGTTTCAACGGGTGCGACACGCGGCAATTTGATCGGCCCGCGTCGCTCGGCAGCGCCGGACCCGAAAAGTAGCCACTCAGGCGTCGTGCGGAAGAATTTTGCGTATCGTTCGGCGCTGCGAGAGAAGCCGCGCGAGCCGTTCTCGTGCGCCATGTAGGTCGGTTGCGGAATTCCCATGGCATCGGCGGCGGCCGGGGCCGTTTCGTAGCCAGCCGCCGTCCAGGCTTCTCTGAGTCGCTTCGCCGGGTCAGCCATCCCGCATAGATGCACGACGGGCCTATGCATTTCGCCTTGCCGAAACACTATGCGATGTGCATAGTGTTCTCCCATGAGAACCCACGAAGCAATCATCACCGATGCCGGCGGACCAAAGGCGGTCCATGAGCGACATCAGATCGGCGGATCGGTTCACACCGTCACGTCCTGGCATCAGCGCAAGCGCATCCCTGCCGAGCATTGGAAGGCGTTCGCGGAAGCGGGCCTGACCACGCTCGATGAGCTTGCCTCGGCGGTCGCTGGGCGCCGATCCGCGACGCGCGACGAGGCCGCCTGACATGGCGCCGGCGTTACCGATCATCGCCACAGGATTTGCGGCCTTCTCCGCACATGAAGCACTGGCGGGCGTTTCCCCCCGCTTGGGCGCGTTACCCCATGAACTGGCCTCGCCCGCGAAATCGGGCGGGGCCGCTTTTTCAGGGCGCACGACACGCCACTCTGGCCAAGAGGATCGCCGCGTCTCGGCGGTGCTTGGCCGCGACCTTTCGCAGGCCCGCGGCCGATCGCGGGTCGCGCCGGGACCATGCCTCGCATCCGCCGGCAATGGCCGCATGGCGGATCGCCCGCAGGATCAGGTCGCAATCGAGAACGTCGGGGCTGTCTTCCATGCCGCGACCATTCCCCAAAACAGCCGGGCCGTCGCCTTGCGGAACGCGGGTATCGCGCAATGACCATCGCCCCCGTGTACGAGCCCGGCCAGATGCCGCACCGGATCAAGGTGCTGTTCATGGCGCTGGTCCGGTCGATCGGCGGCTGCGAGGCGGCCGGGGCCATGCTCGGCATCACCCATCAGCAGGTGAGCCAGCTCCAGTCCCTGAACTTCGCCGACATGCCGACGCTGCTGCAGGTCCACACGCTCGAGATGGCGCTGGGTCAGGCGGTCGTCACCGGCGCCCTGGCGAAGATGGCCGTGGCTGACAGCGCGGTTTCGGACCCGATCAAGGAAGCCGCCGAGGCCGTCGCCGCCGTGTCTGGCGTGCTGGACGCCTGCGTGAAGGGTGCGCCGCAGAAGGACGCGCTCGTCGCTGTCCACAAGGCCCGCAAGGAACTCGACGACGTCGCCGCATCGCTGTCGGCCAACGTCGCCTGAAGACGGGCATGGCCGCGCCCGTAACGGCGGCCGGGGTTGAAAGGAGGGGCGGCGAATGTTCGGCCTGTTGAAAACGATCACTGGAAAGGCCCGCCTCCTTCTGGCCGAGCCGCGCACGCTGACGCCCTACCAGCAGGCCCAGGTCGCGTTCGTCGACGCCTACAAGCGCCAGCAGGACGCCAAGGATCGCAACGACAGCCGGGAGCTTCACCGCGCCCAGCGAGACCTGCGCACGGCCCGTCACGCCATGCTGTCGGCCGAGGTCTGGGGGTGAACCCGGTGATCCTCGCCATCCCCTATCCGCCATCCGCGAACCGTCTCTGGCGGGCCGTGGGCGGGCGCAACATCATCAGCGCGGAATATCGCCGCTGGAAGGACTCGGCGGGCTGGGAAGTCCGCTCGCAGCGCCCGCGCGCTATCGCCGGCCGTTACGCCATCACCATCACCGCTTCGGCGCCGGACAAGCGCAAGCGCGACCTGTCGAACCTGGAGAAGGCGACCTCTGACCTGCTCGTTACCTGCGGCGTCATTGAGGACGACCACCTCGCGCAACGGATCACCCTCGAATGGACCGGGGCCATCGTGAAGGGCGGCGCGCTGACCGTCCACATCGAGGAGGCCGCCTGATGGGCCAGGTCCTCGTCTACTCCGAAGGCCTGCCGGTTCAGTGCGGCGTCTGCTCGCTGAACAAATGGTGGAGAGGCAAGAAGCCCCGTGTCCAGATGTGCGGATGCACCCCCGAGCCCGCCGAGAAGCCCGCGTTCGGCTCGGTCTCCCTGAAAGCCCGCGCTCCGACTGCTGACAAGGGCAGGCGAGGGGAGCGCAAGGCCATCCGCCTCATGACCGGCGCGGGCCTGCTGGCGAAGCAGACGGCCGGGTCAGGCGCGACTGCTTCCCGCTCCTGCGAGCGGCACTTCGACACCGACATCATCGCCACCTTGGGCGATCTCAAAATCCGCGTCGAGAGCAAGGCGATGGCGAAGGTCCCCGGCCTGCACTCGATGGAAAAGCTGCTCGCTGGCTCCGACTGCCTGCGGGTCCAAGAGGATGGCTCACCCGGCTTCTGGCTGCTCCCGGACGCCCTGATGGTCCAGATCCTCGGGATGGCGCGGGAGTCCGTGGAGCAGCAAACGCAACCCCAATCTCAGGTGCCCGCATGATGAACGCCAACCCGTTCCCGAGGCCCACGGACGAGGACTTCGCCCAAGCCCGCCGCGAGATCGGCTGGACGACCAGCCGGACTGCCGTGCTGAAGTGGACGTGGGGCGAAGGGCATTCGTGCTCCCAGATCGCCGCCCGCCTGACCGGGATCAGCCGCAACGCCGTGATCGGCAAACTGCATCGGCTCAAGGTGGTCAGCAAAGATGGCCGGCAGAAGGCCTCCGCGCCCCGCGCCGTCGCCAAGCCCCCGCGCGAGACCCGAGGCTTCGGCGTCCCGGTGAAGCCCGCTGCGCCCCCGCGCAAGTCGGTCGGCATCGCGGGAAATGGGACGGTGTTCGAGACCGCGCCCTCGACGCCCATGCCCCAGCTGCGGATCGTCGCCGCGACCGGTGAGCCCGCTTGCATTTCCGACTCCGGGTTCAGTGGTTGCCGGTGGCCGATCAACGACCCCGGGCGCGGGAACATGCACGAGACCCTGTTCTGCTGCGGCGCCCGGCCGGCCGGCCAGGCCTACTGCAGCTCGCATCAACCCCTCGCGACGACGGGCCCGACGTTTCCGAACGGCAAGAAGGTCCAGTCCGCCAAGGAACTGGCCCGGTCGCTGCGGAGGTTCATGTAATGGCCCCCTGCATCAACACCGCGCGGGAGCTTCTGCGTCAGGGCGTCTCGCTGAAAGAGGCTGCGCAGGGGGCAGGCTTTCCGATGGCCTCTGATCTCGACCTGGCCCTTTGGCGTCATCTCGGCTTCGCAGCGCGGGTTGCCGAACGCGAGCCCGCACCTCGTCCAGAGCCGCGCCAGGTCGGGCTTCCCACTGGCGCCGCTCCGGTCGGGCGCCCCATCGGAAGCGAGGCAAACCGGGCAATCCTGAAGGCCCTGCTCGAAAAGCGCGACGCCAAGATCCGCGACCTGATCTCGCAAGGCTACTCGCCGGACGCGATGGCCGAGCGGTTTGGACTGCCGAAACGCTACATCACCGCCCTGAGCGCGGGCGGCAAACGCCCATGAGCAACCGCAACGAGCGCATCATCGTCGACAAGATCGACCGCGACGCCGCCCGGTCCGCCGAGCGCGGCCGGATCAACGCCGAGGCCGAGGAGCACATCACCGCTTTCATGGCGCCCTTCACTGGCCCCGAGGAGCAGGCCGTCGCCGCCGACGCCCTCGCCCGGGCCATCGCCCCCATCGTCACCCGCTGCGGCGGCTCCTCGCGCGCTGCAACGCGGTTCGCCGCCGAGGCTGGCCGCGCCGAGGTGCTGCCCGTCGTTCGCTTCACCGGGAGGCGCCCATGACACCCCTTGCGTTCCTGACCCGCGCCGAACTTGAGCAAGAGGTCACCCACCTTCGCCACGAGCTCGCCCTCATGCGCGAGGAGCGGCTGTTCACCGCCCTGCGCAAGGCGTTCCGCCTGACCCCCGTCGAGACCCGCTTCCTGATGGCCCTCTACGACGCCAAGGGCGAGCCGCTGACAGCCTGGGCCCTGCAGAACATCGCCCCGTCCCCGTCCGGGCTGGAGCGCGCGTCCAACGTCGTCGCGGTGTTCATCTCCCGCCTGCGCGGCTCCATCGGCCGCACCGCCATCGACACCGTCTGGAACCGGGGCTGGTCCATGACCCCCGTCGGCATCGCCACCGTCGACAAGGCCCTGAGCGACGCGGGGGTGACGCTGTGAGCAAGGCCCCGTCAGCTCGCGGGCTGTTCCGCGCCACCGGCAAGACCGCCAAGCCCGTCGCCCAGCGTATGCTCGACGGCAGCTACGAGAAGGTCGACGCGCTCGAGCGCGAGGCCGACGACTTCTACCCAACGCCGCCGGAACCCATCCGAGCGCTCCTACATGCCGAGATCGACCGGCTGCGGGACTTCGACTCTGTCTGGGACGCCAGCGCCGGCGATGGCGCCCTTGTGCGCGAGATGGAGGCGATGGGCCTCACGGTCCACGCCTCGGACCTGATCGACCGCGGGTGCGGCGCCGAGATCAAGGACTTCTACGAGTTCAAGACCGCCCGCTCCAAGGCGACGGTCCAGAATCCACCCTTCCAAGAATGTGGGTGGGGGAACGGCAAGGCGCGTTGGCTGACGCACGCGCTCGACACCCTCGACATCGAATACATGGCCCTGCTGCTGAACTGGTCCTTCCCGGGGGCCGGTGGGCTCGCGCCATTCTGGGCAAAGCACCCGCCCGCCCGCGTCTACCTGATGCGCTGGAAGATCGACTTCACCGGCCAAGGCGCTCCGCCGATGCTCAATGCCTGGTTCATCTGGGACCGGAAGCATCAAGGCGAGACGATCCTTCGGATGCTCGATCGCAGGGACGCGCGGCAGGCCGAACTCTTCGGAGACGCCGCATGACCCCCGCCGCCCAATATAGCCACATCACCGGCAAGGTCGCAGCCCTGATCGCAGAGGTCTCCGAGAACGACCTGGACCGGGCCGCCGAAAGAATGGCGGTGGCGGCATGATCCACAAACCCGGCCAACTCCTGTCGCTGTGGCGCGGACCTATCGACGCCAACATGGCCTCCATAGCCGCCGGAATCGCCGAGCGCGAAGGCGTGAGCCTCGATCTTCTGCGGGGCCGTAGGAGCCCCCATCGGCTGTCGGCCGCTCGCCGGGAAGCGTCCATCCGCATGGTCGAAATCGGCAAGAGCTACGTCCAGATAGCGGACTTCATGCGCCGAGATGTGGCGACCATCGTTCGGGACGTGAAGACGCACCGGGAGATGGCTGCGTGAGCGTTCAGGCCATCACCGCTGCTTTCGCTGTTCAGGGGGTTTCTCCCTCTGAAAAGCTAGTCCTCCTGGCGCTTGCGAACTTCGCTGACGCGGAGGGCCGGTGCTGGCCGTCGCAAGCCCGTCTGGCCCACGACACCGGCCTCACAGACCGCCAGATCAGGCGCGTGTTCGTCTCGCTTATCGAGGCGGGGCTGATGACGAAAGAGCATCGCCGCCGGGCCGATGGATACCGCGCCAGCGACATCATCACGCTCACGATTTCTGCGGACACAATGTCCTCAAAGGAAAAACCTTACCGGACATTTGAGGATGATCTTACCGGACATTTGGAACCGATCTCACCGGACACCATGTCCGACCCCACTACGTTAGAACCGTCAGTTAGAACCGTCAGAGAACCATCAGTTAATAGATCGCGCGTTCCCGCCGTTCTGACCGATGGCTTTGACGACTTTTGGGAAGCCTACCCCCGCAAGATTGGCAAGCCCAAGGCCAAGGCCGCCTACGCCGCCGCGTTGAGGCGATGCACCGGACCTCCAGAAATCCTCGCTGGCCTAGCGCCTTGGCGGGAGACGTGGACCGACCCGCAATTCACCCCGCACCCGACAACCTGGCTCAACCGAGATGGTTGGAACGACAAACCGGAACCCGCGAATGTCAGAGCTGACCACAACCCAAAACTCGCTGCCCGCCAAGCCAACCTCGCCCGCTCTTTCGCCGGTGCTGAAAACGCTTCTCGTGCAAGAGCCCTCGACCGAGACAGCCTGCCGCTTGATTGCCTCTAACCCGGCGATGCTGGCGGAAGTCACGGCGGCAATCCCGGCGCTGAAGGACTACGCCACCCGCCCGGCTGGAGATGATGGAGTCAAGCGGGTGATTGGCCCCAGACTGGCCGTGTTCCCCCCGACGCAGCGCGTAGACGGCGAATGGGACGCATGGTGGGCAGATTACTTCACGGCCCTTCGCGGCATCCCTGAGACAGCTCTGGAAGCCGGAATGCTGGCGTGGATCAAACAGCCGGGAAGCCGGTTCATGCCCATGCCGGGGGAGCTGCTGGCCCTCGCCAAGTCGTCGGTCAACGGCGCTGCTCGTGCCTACCAGCGGGCCAAGGGTGCGATTGAATGGCAACCGCCTCAGGAATACGAAATCCGCCAGATCATGGCCCCGACGCCGCGCGGCATTGACGAGCCGACCGCCGCCGACAAGGCGAGGGTCAAGGCGCAATTGGCCGAGTTTCTCGCCAACCGCCCCGCCAAGCCCATCGACACCAAGCCGCCCCCCATTCCGCCCTCAGTGGACGAGAAGGGTATCAGCGCCGAGATGCGCGCCCTCATGGCGAGGCGTGAAGCATGACCGACCGCGCCCGCTACACCATGAAGATGGCCTTCAAGGCCAAGCTTGGCGTCTGGTTCTCTGACACAGAGCTAGACCAGTTCCTCGACTACCTGAACAGCCAAGGCATCAAGATTGAGGAGAGCGTATGAGTTCAGATCAGCCCCTCCCATCCGTGGAGCCCAAGGGCGCCATAGTGCAACAGCCGATCAATCCCGAGTTGGCGTTTGAACTTGCTCTGCGCTGCGGACGTGCAGAAGCAACGCTTGACCAGATCAAGTGGGCGGTAGCGTTCAAGGAAGACATGGAAAGCATCCGGGTGATTATCACCCGTGCGGGGTATGTAGCATGACCTGGCGCTTGCTATACGTCCGCCCTCAGTCTGAGGGTCGCTATCAAGCCAGCTTGGCTGAACGTGGGCTGCACGCCTACGTGCCCAAGGAGACGGTCTGGCGTGGGGTTGGCATTCGCCGCGCCCCGGCGGTCAAGCCGCTTCTCCCGGGCTACGTCTTCGCCGATCTGACAGACGAGCAGCTCGCAGAAGCGGCCCACCTCCCGGAAGTGATCTACATTGTCCGGATGCCGGGGAGCGGTCCAGCCGTCATCCCCTGCAAGTTTGTCAATGAGTTGAAGACCAAGGAAGCGGAAGGCGGCTTTGACAAGACCCGCAAGGAGCGCCGTCTGGCAAAGCGTATTGGCAAGCCCCTTAAGGCCGGAGAGAAGTTTGAGATCATATCTGGCATCTGGGCGGGCCACATTGGGGAGATTGCTCGTGCGGTCGGTTCCAAGCGCGCAGAGATCGTGCTTTCCCTGTTCGGGACCAGCCATCCTGTCGTGATGGACTTCTCGAACATGAAGCCGGTTGACGAGGAAGCAGAATCTCAGGCCGCGTAAAACCACCCCTTGCGTTCTTCGCGAACAGTGGCACTATATGCGGGATCAGGGTCGGGCAAATGCGCCCATTCGTATAATCGGCTCCAGCGGAGCGGCCCTCAAAGCCTCGCCTAGCCCTCAGGGCCATAGCGACGGCGACTGCTACGCCTATTCCCAAGGATCAACGCCTCGACCGCCTTTGTCTGGCTTCCATAGACCGCAGCAAGCTTTTCCAGCTTTGCCACGGCTTCGGCTGAGAGGACGAAGGACTTCTGCACCGATCCCGCTTGAACCTTGCGGGACCGGTAGGCGGCTTGACGGGTGGTCACGCGGCCACCAGCCATTTCATGACGTGGAACGAAGCCCACTCGGCGGGCTCGGCAACATCGACCGGACACCCGGCGTCAAAGCAGGTGTCGCATAGGCGGTTATAGGCGCGGATTTGATCTTCCGCCGTGCCCGTCGCATCAGCGCGCGTGTAGGCGCTGAGGGCGGTGTTGATGGATTCAATGGCGGCTTCGGTCATTGCGGTTCCTCTCGGCTGTTGACGTAAACTAGCATACCGGCGCGCGCCGTCAACTAGCTTACGAAAGAAAATCTCGGGGAAGCCTGCCGTCGAGCGCATCGTAAAGCCGCTGGACAGCCAATCGCTCGTCTGGGTTCCGGCTTGCGGGATCAAGGCACGCAAGAGCGGCCTCGATGCAAAGCAATAACTGTTCGGGACTTGTTCGCTGGATGTGATCAATGCAGAGGCCCGCGACAATCGCGCGAGCCTCGCATCTGCGGCACTGGCGGGACATTTCCGAAGCTCCTAAGCGGTCAGGGTGGACAAGCCCGAGAAAGCCTTAATCGCGGCTTCGACTTGGCCCATCGTTTCGAAGTGGCGGACGCTGCCGCCCATGCGAGCGGCGCGAAGGGCTACGCGCTGCGAGGAAACTTCCAGGCGTCCGAAAACATCGTTCCGAAGGTAGTAGCTGACGCCGCGATATTCGGTGCTGAAGGCGGGGCCGGTGTCGGTTTCGGTTTGCGTGATCATCTTCTGTCTCCCTGTCGATGACGTAACCTAGCATACACCGACACCCTGTCAACTAGCTTACGCAAAATAGTTTCACCAATTCGCCGCCGGACGGGCCCCCAACCCCGCACAGCGCAAACAGGCCGCCAGACCGTGCGGCGAACCCCATACCGTCTTCATGCTCGGCGTTGCGACAATGGCTGACTGACGGGTGACGTTGAAATCTATCATAGGAAATCAAACCTAACATGGCTCGCGGTGGAGCGCGCCCGGGAGCAGGCAGAAAACCCGGTGCGCGAGACAAACTGGCGAAGGAAACTGCTGAACGCGTAGCCGCTGAAGGCATTACCCCGCTGGATTTTCTGCTGTCCGTCATGCGCGACGCTGAAGAGGAAAAGGTCAAGCGTATAGAGGCGGCCAAAGCTGCGGCCCCTTATGTCCACGCCCGCCTCAACAGCGTTGACGCCAATATCCATGGCGACATGGAGATCATTGGAAAGATTGTATGGGGCGGGTCGTAGAGCTTCGATCCCCCTACGTTCCCCGGCCTCAGTTTGCCCCGCTTCATCAGCGTAAGTCGCGCTGGTTCGTGGGTGTGGCGCATCGACGGGCAGGCAAGACTGTCGCTTGTGTCAACGACCTGATCAAGGGCGCTGTCCGGTGTGAGTTGCAGAACCCCAGGTTCGCTTACATCGCCCCGCACCTCAATCAGGCCAAGGACGTGGCGTGGTCCTACTTGAAGGAGTTCACGGCGTTCATTCCGGGCCGGAAGGTCAACGAGTCTGAGCTGTGGGTCGAGCTTCCCGGTGGTCGCCGTATCCGCATCTATGGCGCGGACAACCCCGACAGGCTGCGGGGTATCTATCTGGACGGTGTGGTGCTGGACGAATACGGCGACATGGATCCGACCGTCTGGTCGCAGGTCATACGCCCGGCTCTGGCAGATCGTCAGGGCTGGGCTGCGTTTATCGGCACACCCAAGGGCAAGAACGCGTTTCACAAGGTGTGGATTGACGCCGCCGCCGATGACGAGTGGACCCGTCTGCTGCTCAAGGCGAGCGAGACTGGCATTCTGGCGGATAGCGAACTGGCCGCCGCCCGCCGCGCCATGAGCAAGGACGAATACGACCAGGAATTTGAGTGCTCGTTTGAGGCGGCCGTAAAGGGCGCCTACTTCGGCGAGGAGATGGCAAAGGCGGAAGCGCAGGGCCGCATCTGCCGCGTTGCCTATGACCCTCGTCTGCCAGTCCATACGGCATGGGACCTTGGCATGTCGGACTCGACGGCCATCTGGTTCGTGCAGGTGGTGAACCGGGAATATCGGGTGATCGACTACTACCGCGCCGATGGCGTTGGGCTCGATCATTACGCCCGGGTCTTGCAGGATCGCGGCTACCTGTACGGCGAACATCACCTTCCCCACGACGTGCAGGTGCGCGAGTTGGGGACCGGCAAGAGCCGGATTGAAGTGCTGGCAGAGCTAGGCATCCGGGCGATACCGGGACGGGCCCTGCCGGTGCATGACGGCATTCAGGCCGTGCGTATGTTGCTGCCGCTTTGCTGGTTTGACGACGAGAAGTGCCGCGAGGGTATCGAGGCTCTGCGCATGTATCGCCGCGAGTATGACGAGAAGCGGCAGGAGTTCCGTAATGCGCCGCTGCACGACTGGACCAGTCACCCGGCGGACGCCTTCCGCACCTTCGCCATGGGCTATCGCACGCCCTACAACGACGACGAGGACTATCAGCAGCATGACGACAACCGCAGCGACTACACGGGCTACTGAGCGTGGATGAAACGCTCATGCTCGATGATGCGGTAGACGAAGCGCCTGAAGCGGCGGCTCCGTCTTTCGATATCGTCGGCGCCATCAACTCTCAGAACCTGATCCCCGATCTGGACGACAACACGGTTACGTCCATTGGTCGGCGCGTGGTCGATGAGTACCAGATGGACGTTGAGTCCCGCAAAAAGGAAGGCTGGGACGACAAATACAAGTCCGCGATGGACATGGCCTTGCAGATCAAGGAGGCCAAAAACTACCCGTGGCCTGGCGCTGCGAACATCAAGTATCCGCTGATCGCAACGGCCGCCATTCAGTTCAACGCCCGTGCCTACCCCGCCATCGTGGATGGATGGAACGTGGTGAAGGGCAAGGTGCTGGGTCAGCCCACACCTGAGAAGCGTGACCGGGCCGAACGCATCGCCTCCCACATGTCCTACCAGCTTCTGGAGGAAATGGACGGCTGGGAGGAAGACACCGACCGCCTGCTGCTGATGCTGCCGGTCGTCGGCTCCGTCATCCGCAAGACGTGGTTCGATCCGATCAAGGGTTACAACTGCTCCTCGCTCGTCCCGGCTGACAGGTTCGTGGTCAACTACTGGACCAAGGACCTCGACTCGTGCCCCCGCGCCACGGAAGAGTGCGACTATTACCCCAACGAGATTGAGGAGCGGTTCAGGTCGGGCCTCTGGACCAAGATTGACGTCGGTCAGACAGATTCGGAGGACGAGTTCGCCCCGCATCGGTTCCTTGAGCAGCATCGCCTGCTTGATCTGGACGAGGACGGGTATTTCGAGCCCTACGTCGTCACCGTGCATGAAGAGACTGGCCGTCCGGTTCGCATCGTGGCCCGGTTTGACGAAGACGGGCTGGAGATGGACGGCGATACGATCGTCCGCATCAAGCCGGTTCGCTACTACACCAAGTACGGGTTCATCCCCTCGCCGGATGGGGCGTTCTACGACATCGGCTTTGGTATGCTGCTGACGGCTCTTAACGAGACGATCAACAGCACGATCAACCAGCTCATGGACGCGGGCCACCTTGCCAACACGCAGGGCGGTTTCCTCGGCTCGGGTATCTCGATGAAGTCCGGAGCGCTTCGGCTTCGCCCTGGTGAATGGAAGCGGGTCGAAACCACGGGTGGGGCGCTGAAGGACAGCATTGTCCCTCTGCCGGTGCGTGAGCCTTCGGCCGTCCTGTTCAACTTGCTGGGTATGCTGGTTGAGGCGACCAAGGACATCACCGCGACGAAGGATATCCTGACCGGTGAGCAGCCCGCCAATACGCCCGTTGGCACGACGCTGGCGCTCATCGAGCAGGGATTGAAGGTCTTTACGGCCATCTACAAGCGCATTCACCGCTCGCTGAAGGGCGAGTTTGCGCTGCTCTACAGGCTCAACCGCCTTTACCTCCAGCCTGAGGCGTATTTTGCGTTTCAGGACAAGGAGGGTGTGGTTGCCCAAGCTGACTACGCCGAGAAGGACGTTGACGTCATCCCGGTGTCTGACCCGACCGTTGTGTCGGACATGCAGCGCATGGGCCGTGCGCAGTTCCTGATGCAGTTCCTCGGCAAGGGGCTGGACGACAAGGAGATCATCAAGCGGGTTCTGGAAGCGGCGAGCATCCCGGATGTCGACGCGCTGTTCCCGAAAGAGGCCCCGGCTCCTGACCCCAAGGTGGCGCAGGACATGATGAAGCTGACGCTGGACAAGCGGAAGCTGGAAATCGACGCCGCCGTTGCTGGCGCGAAGATCGCGGTAGACGAAGCCAACGCCCGCAAGATCACGCTCGAAACCGAGATGATGGCGCCGGGCACGTTCGAGCAGCTTGAGGCGATGATCAGTCAGGCGCTGGAGAACGCGAAGCACGAAGCGTCAGAGGCTCCGCAGGAAGAACAGGGCGATCCGCCCGAACAGCAGGAAATGCCCGATGATGGACCGCCAGATGTTCGAGGAATGGAAGGCGAACCCGTTGACGGGGGAGTTCCTGAAGTTCCTGAAGGACAACCAGACGGGGCTGATGGAGGCATGGGGCAGGGGGGAGAGTTTGACCCCGGAGCACCAATGCAAGGCGGCCCTGATGGGGGAGTTGGCGGACCTGGAATGGGCGGATTATAGCCAATTCTATCAGATTGAAGATCCGTCTGAATGACAACCATCGCATGGGATGGGGTCACATTGGCGGCTGACACGCTGATCACGGAGAACGGCCTGCGCGTCGGCAAAACGCAAAAGGTCTGGCGCGTCAATGGTGTTTTGTTCGGGGTCAGCGGTGGCGCAGAGCATCTAGCGGAGTTTCGAAGCTGGGTTGCCGCCGGGATGGCGGGTGATCGCCCCGCTATGAAGACCGGCGACAACTGCGCCCAGGCGGTGGTTATCCACGACGGGCGCGTGCTTTCGCTTATGTCCGGTGGCTGGGATGTGATGACGTCGCCGTTCTACGCCATTGGCACGGGTTCACCGGTGGCAATGGGCGCAATGGCGCTCGGGCACACAGCAGAAGAGGCGGTTAGGGCGGCAATTGCTCTGGACGTTTACTCGGGCGGCGACGTTACCGCTCTTAGGCAAGAAGATTCCGCGCCCTGAGCGCGAGCAGTAGCCCCTAGCGGGCATTCCAGCAGCGAGAGACTACATGAACACCAGCGGGATTACCCCGACTGACGTGAAGGTGCTGTTCTATCCCGATCCTGTCGAAGCCAAGACCGCCGGGGGCGTTTTTATCCCGGAGCAGGCCAAGGAAAAGCAGCAGTTCGCGACGGTCAAGGGCACTATCGTTTCGGTCGGCCCGAACGCTTTTGCCGAATGGGGACAGGGCAACGGTCCATCTCCCGGTGAGCGCGTCGTGACGGCCCAATACGCGGGCCTGAACATCGACGGCGAGGACGGCAAGAAATACCGGCTCTGCAACGATGAGGACATTATCGGCATCCTGCGAGGCGCGCAATGAGCGAAGCCCCGGAGAGCGCCGTGGAGGCCGTTGAGGCGCCCCCGGTAGAGCAGGCTGCGCCCGAGCCCGTTGAGGCTGTAGAGGACAAGGCCCGACGCCTCGGCTGGCGGCCCAAGGAGGAGTTCAAGGGCGACGAAGAGCGTTGGATCGACGCGGACACGTTCGTCAAGCGCGGCGAGGAAATCCTGCCCATCGTGCAGGCCAACAACAAGGCGTTGGAAAAAGAGGTTGCCAACCTCAAGAAGACGCTCAAGGAGTTCAGCGCCCACCATACCAAGGTTGAGCAGCGGGCCTATCAGGCGGCGTTGCGTGACCTTGAGGCGCGACAGGCCGCCGCTGTTGAGGCGAACGACCTTGGCGAGGTCCGCGAGATCACCCGTGAGCTTGCCGAGCTTGGCAAGGAAGTGGCTCCCGGCCCGACCGAAGACCCGGCCCTGACCGACTGGAAGGACGACAACCCGTGGTTCGGTAAAGACCCGATCATGCGGGCCGCTGCGGTGGCTATCGTTGATGAACTGATCGCTGATGGGGTGACGAGCCTCAACAAGCAGCTTGCGGCGGTAGACAAGCGGATTCGGGAGGAGTTCCCGCACAAGTTCACCAACCCGCGCCGGTCGCAGGCCGCTGCGGTTGAGGGCTCCTCGACGCCGCGCCGTCCTGCCGGAAAGACCTTCGCCGACCTTCCGCCCGAGGCGAAGGCCATGGCGCTCAAGTGGGAGAAGCAGGGGCTTCTGACCCGCGAACAATTCACCAAGGAGTATCAGTGGTGAGCGATACCAACGAAATTACCCGTGGCCCCGGCCGCCCTCGCAAAGAAGCCAATGAGTCTGGCGAGGCTGTCCCGGTTTCCCTCCGTCGCAAGCGCGGCGTGACTGGAATGCTGCGGCTCAAGCTGGACGCTGAAAAGCGCCCCGGCTACGTCCGCCGATGGGTGGACAACACCCCGTCCCGCATCCTCTCGATGCAGGACCTGGGTTATGTGCTGGCCTCCGAGAGGGCTGGTGAAGGCGCGTCCCGCACCGATGGTATGGGGACCCGCATCTCGCGACACGCAGGAAAACGCGAGAACGGCGAACCCCAACAGATGGTGCTGATGGAGTGCCGGGAAGAGGACTACGCCGAGGGCGTGGCCGAGAAGGAACAACAGCTCAAGCCGTTCGAGGAAGCCCTTCGCGCTGGACGCGATACGACCGGGAAACTGAGCGATTCATACGAGCCGCGCGATGGGCGTAGCTCGATTTCCCACAAGGGCTAAGGCCCAAGGACATTCAACATGGCTAATCCAGATCGTCCGAGCGGGCTTTCGCCTGTTCGGTATCTCTCTGGCGCGCCCTACAATGGGGCGGTCAATTTCTACGCGACCGCTACCGGCGATGGTGTCGCCATCTTCAACGGTGATCCGGTCAAACTGTCCGGCACGTCGCAGACCATCAACGGTCAGGTCTACCCTGACGTTGACCAGGCCGCGACCGGTGACGTGATTGTTGGCGTTGTGGTCGGGGTTGTTCCCGTCACCGCCGACAGCCTCATCTACCGCGCTGGCTCGACGCAGCGTCTCCTCATGGTGGCTGACGATCCGAACCTCGTGTTCGAGATTCAGGAAGTCTCCGGCGGAACCCCGCTGACCGCCAACGACATCGGCCTCAACGCTGATTTCGTGGTCGGTTCTGGCTCGACTGTCACCGGTCTGTCCGGTGTGGAGCTGAGCAACAGCACCGAGGACACCACGAACACCCTTGATCTCAAGATCACGGGCTTCGTCAACCGTGTGGACAACACCATCGGCGAAAACGCCAAGTGGCTCGTCCGCATCAACCGTCATCAGTACGTCAACCAAGTGGCGGGGGTCTAGATCATGACCGGCGTTATCAATACCGGCTCTATCGCTAAACTCCTGTGGCCCGGCCTGAACACGGTCTGGGGCAAGGAGTACGCTGAGCACCCGCAAGAGTGGCGCGACCTGTTCGACCAGGAAACGTCGGACAAGATGTATGAGCAAGACGTGCTCATGCCGGGCTTTGGCCTCGCGCCGATCAAGCCCGAAGGTTCCGGCGTCTCCTACGACTCCACGTCGCAGGGCTACACCACGCAGTATACCCACATCGCCTATGGCCTCGGGTTCGTCGTGACCCGTGAAGCCATTGACGACAACCAGTATGAGCGCCGCGCCCTTGGCTCGGCTGCTGATCTGGCGTTCTCCTTCCGTCAGACGAAGGAAAACGTGGGCGCCAACGTCTACAATCGAGCTTTCAATAGCTCGTATGTCGGCGGTGACGGCAAGGAACTGCTGGCGACGGATCACCCGATTCAGGCGGGCACCTTCGCCAACGAACTGGCGACCCCGGCGGACCTGTCCGAAGCGTCGCTGGAAGACCTGTCGGTTCTGATCATGAACACGGTCAACGATCGGGGGATGAAAGTCTCGATCATGCCGCGCGCCCTGATCGTGCCTCCGGCTCTGGTGTTCGAAGCCACCCGTATTCTGAAGTCCCAACTTCAGAACGACACGGCCAACAACGCTATCAACGCGATCCGATCGATGGGCATCTTCCCCGAAGGCGTGAAGGTCAACCACTACCTGACCGACACGGACGCCTACTTCGTCCGCACCAACGCGAAGAACGGCCTCAAGCTGTTCCAGCGCACCTCGCCCGAGTTCACGCAGGACAACGACTTCGACACGTCGAACCTGAAGTACAAGGGCTACGAGCGTTACAGCGTTGGCTGGACGGACCCGCGCGGCCTGTTCGGAAGCGCCGGAAGTTGACCATTTGAACGTGTAGTGTAAGGTGCTTCGGTGTTAAACCCGGAGCGCCTTACATGGCAGCGATCAAATCTCTGAAAACGTGCGTATTCTGCGAGCGGTCAGTCTACCGGCTGGCCGCTCGTGGTCTCTGTCCCGCCTGCTATTATCGAGAAAAGCGAAACGGTACTCCGAACTATACGAAGGTTCGAAAACCCTGCACCGTAGACGGTTGCGACAACCTGTCGGTGGGCCAGGGCCTTTGCGAGATGCACTATCGACGCAAAAGGCGACACGGCGTGGTGGACAGCGAACGGCTCCAGAAATGGGGGCATATCGAACACCACCCTATGAAGGAATCGCACCGGTGGTTCCGTAGGATCAAAGACGGCATGGTCCCGGAGTGGGCGGACTTCTGGGTCTTTCTCGCTGCGGTCGGTGAACGCCCGGGAGCGGGCTACAAACTGCGTCGGAAACAGCATGACAAACCGCTCGGGCCTTCCAACTTTTATTGGAGCGCCCCCGCTCTGGAAGTAACCCAAGAGCAGCTAGGGCGGGCCGGGTATATGCGCGCTTATCGCGCCGCAAACCCTGATCGCTTTAAGGGTTACGATCTGCAGAAAACGCAGGGCATGTCACTAGGCGAGCATCAGAACTTAATTTTTCAACAGGGTGGAGTTTGCGCCATCTGTCGGAAGCCTGAAACCGCACTCAACCCCAAAACCGGCGGTCCGCGCTCTCTTGCCGTCGATCACTGTCACACCAGCGGCCATGTCCGCGCCCTTCTCTGCACGGCCTGCAACACGGGCCTCGGCTCATTCAACGACAATCCCGACCGCCTACGGGCGGCGATCCAGTATCTGGAGCGGCACAAGCCGCCCAGCTAGCCCGGCTCCTGTTGGAGCCGATTTCCAACCCGTGGAGCAGTCTAACTGCTCTGGCTCCAACAGGCTGCGGCCCAGGAAACAACACCAATGACCTTGACCAACTTCCCTAACGGGATTTCGTCCTTCGGCATTCCCGTTATCGGCGGCGCGTCCATCGCGTTCACTGGCAAATACTGGTTTGTCGATCCGGCCAACGGCTCGGACGGCAACACCGGCAAGAGCCCGTCAAAGGCGTTCAAGACGCTTTACAAGGCCCATGCGTCGGCTGTGGCTGGCCGCAACGATGTGGTCTACCTGATCGGCGATGGAGCCGCGACCGGCACCGCTCGCCTGTCTCTGGCCCTTGCGCAATCGGTGGACAGCACGGCGACGTCCGGCACGCTGAACTGGACCAAGAACGCTACGCACCTGATCGGCATCTGCGCCCCGAGTTCAACCGGCCAGCGCGCCCGCATCGCGCCGCCCAGCGGCACCTACACGCAAGCGACGTTCGGCTCTGGCAACCTCGTTGTCGTCACCGCCAACGGCTGTATGTTCCAGAACGTCAGCCTGTTCCACGGCTTCTCGACCGGCGGCACCAATCAGATTTGCTGGACCGACAACGGCTCGCGCAACGCCTATGTCAACGTCAACTTTGGCGGCATGGGTGACGACGCTTCGGCGCAGAACACCGGCTCGCGCTCGCTCAAGATCGGCTCTGGCGGTTCGGGCGAGAACTTTTTCTATCAATGCACCGTGGGTCTCGACACCGTGACCCGCACGGTCGCCAACGCCTCTCTGGAGTTCGCCGGGGCCACCCCGCGCAACCGCTTTGTTGAGTGCGTGTTCCCGTTCCAGACTTCGGCGGCGGGCGTGCTTGGCATCATTGGCACGGGCAACGGCTGCATGGACCGCTACCAGCTTTTTGAGCGGTGCTCGTTCATCAACAATACCAGCTCGACCTCCACGCCGATGACGGTTCTCACCACGCTTTCCACGGCCTCGCCGGGCGGCCTGATCCTGCACAAGGATTCGACCCTGGTAGGCATTGGTGAGTTCGGCGGGACCAACGGCCTTGCCAACTCCTACGTTGACGGCGGCGCTCCGACTGCGGCCTCCACCGGCATTGCGGTCAACCCGTCCTAACAAGGCAGGGGGAGCGGTTCGCCGTTCCCCCATGTCCTCACAAGGGGAACCGACATGGACAGACGCCGGACAGACTTCAAGGGTGAGCAGCGCAAGGGCGACTATCGCGTCATTTGCGACCGCTCCGGGTTCAAGGTCTGGAACTCTCAGTGCATTGTAGAGTGGGATAACCTGAAGGTTTACGCCCCGTTTGCCGACAAGTTCCGCCAACCGCAGGACTTTGTGCGCGGCGTTCCTGACTACCAGAACGTCCCCATGCCGCGCCCTGGCCAGCCCGACGTGTTCCTGACGCCGGGCGAAGTTACTCCGGGTGATCTGTGAGCACGTCAGGAACCATCGATTTCACGCTGACAAGCCGCCAGATCATCTCGCGCGCCCTGTCAGTGATCCGGGTTATCCCCCTTGGGGGTGCGTCTACTGCTGCTGAAGCAAACGACGCGATTGATGCGCTGAACCTGCTGCTCAAGACATGGGGCGCAAACAAGCATCTGTGGCTTTATGCAGAGGGCACTCAGGCGCTCACGGCCTCCACAGAAAGCTACGTCCTGACCGGAGCCCTGCGGGTTACGTCGGTGCGCTCCAGAACCAACGGGATTGACCTGCCGCTCGTTGAATTGAGCCGGTCGGACTACCGCGACCTTCCGACCAAGAGCGCGACGGGAACGCCGGTCAACTGGTATTTTGATCCGCTTCGCAGCAGCAAGTCGCTCTACATCTGGCCCACGGCCTCGGCGGCGGTCGCGGCTGCCACAGTCCTGAAATACACCTACAGCCGGTTTATCGAGGACGTCGACGCGCTCGATAACGAGGCTGACGTTCCGCAGGAATGGCTTGAAGCCCTGACCTACAGCCTGTCGGATCGTCTGGCGTTCACCTACGGCGCCTCACCTGTTCCCGCCACGGATCGCAGGTATGCGACGATGGGCGAACAACTGGTCGCGCAAATCTCTGTCTCCGACGAAGAGCCCGGCTCCGTCTACCTCCAACCCTATTATCAAGGATACGCCTGATGGCATTCCAACGCTTGCGTGGTGCGCTGGATCGCGCCATGGCGGTTGTCTCTATCAACACGACGGGGGGAGCCTTCTACCAGAAGGATGACGACACCACCGCCGCCGCCCTGCTGACCAGCCCGGTTGACGCGACCGGTGCGGCGTTCGGCACGGTCGCCAACCCGTTCATCGTTGATGATGTGTCTGGCGGTGGCGCTTCCACCATCTATTCCGACCAGCAGGTTGTTACGGCTTCGGCTGTCGCGCTGACCACGCAGGCGCTGAAAAACGGCGTCACCATCAAGGCCAAGTCGACCAACGCCGGGGCCGTGTTTGTCGGGGCGTCGGGTGTGACCGTGACGAACGACGGCACGGGCAACGGCTTTGCCCTTCTGCCGGGCGAGGCGATCTCGTTCCCGGTCTCCACGACCGCCGGGATTTACGTCATCGGCACGCTCAATGACATCGTTTACGTGACGGGAGCATAGGACATGACGCCTGCATTTTCGTCCGCAACGGGCGGCAGTCGCTCGCAACTGTTCACGTCCAGCGGCTCGTTCGTTGTTCCGGCTAACGTCTCGCTCGTCTACGTCACGGCCTGTGGCGGTGGCGGCGGTGGTGGTGGCGGTCACGCCACGGGCGGTGGTGGCGGTGGTGGTGGACCCGGCAGCGCGGTCCTGCGCCGCGCGATGGCGGTTACTCCAGGATCAACGCTGACGGTCACTGTTGGCGCTCTGGGGGCCTTTGGCGCTATCGGGGCTACGGGCAGCAGCGGCGGTGAATCCCGTGTGAGCGGGGGGCTTTCGGCGGCAGTTTCGGCTATCGGCGGTTCTGGTGGGTCTGCGGGCGGCGTAGCCAACGGCGGAACCGGCGGAACCAGCGGGGGCGGAAGCACATCTGCTGTGGTTCCATTCGGCGGTGGGGCGGGCGCAACTGGCGGGGCCGCTGCTGGCGCCGTGGGCGCCATCGCAGCGTCGGCTGGCGATCTGATGACCGGAACGGGCGGCTCTGCCGGGGCCGGGACCGGTTCGGGCGGTGGCGGCCTGAGCCGTAGCTTCTTCGTGACCGGCGGCGTTGCTTACGTGGCGGGCGGCGCGAATGTTGGCGGCGGCGCCGGGGGCTGCACAATCTTCGGCGATGGCGGTGCGGGTTCTGCGGCTACTGTCACGGCTAGCTCTGCCGCTGCAACGTCCTACGGCGCGGGCGGTGGTGGTGGTGGTCAGAACGCGGCAGGCGGAAACGGCTGCGCCGGTATGGTCCTGATCGCCTGGGAAGCCTGAATGAAACTTACCTACGGGATCGGGGCCTATCGCCGGTCAAGCGCCCGTCTCCCGGAGATCATCTGCCGCAACCAGTACGTTGAAAACGCGCCCTCGAATGCTGGCGAGCTGGTCGCTCTCATTCCGCGCCCCGGCATGTCGGTTCACTCGACATTGGGCAATGGTCCGGTGCGCGGAATGTATCGACAGGACGGCGTGTTTTCGGGAGACGTTCTCGCGGTGTCTGGTTCTTCCCTATATCGCGGCGAAACCAACATCGGGGACGTTCTAGGCAGCGGCATTGTCGACATGGATGCTCTCAGCGGAGAGGCATTCATCGCTGCTGGCGTGTTTTACTCCACGGACGGCTCAACGGTATCGACGATCAGTTTTCCAGACAATGCACAGGTGGTGTCTGTCGCCTGCATTGACGGGCTTGTGGTGGCTGTTCGGGAAGATACGGGACGGATGTATTTCCGGGTTCCTGGAAGCGTGGTCTGGGACCCTCTGGACTACTTCAGCGCCGAGGAAGAGCCCGATCCGGTAATCGCCGTTCGCAAGGTCGGGAACGAGCTTTGGGCGTTCGGCTCCTCGACGGTTCAGCCTTTTGCCTCCACCGGAAGCAGCGAGTCGCCGTTCCAGCCTATTCAAGGCCGGGAATTTCTGCGTGGGTGCAGGGCCCGGTCGTCCATCGCCAAACTTGACAACACCGTATTTTGGGTTGGTGAGGATGGAATTGTTTATCGGGCGTCCAATACCCCGGAAGTAGTGTCCACACCCTCGGTGTCAGAACGCATCAAGGCTTGCAACCCGGAAGACCTGTCGGCTTTCGCCTACAGCTGGGACGGTCACGTTTTCTACGTCCTCAAGACCACGCAAAGCTCATGGGTGTATGATGTTTCAACGGGTGAATGGCATGAAGCCCTGTCCTACGGACTTGGTTGGTGGCGGGCTGGCGTTGGGGTCATGGACGGCCTGTCGGTCTATGTCGGCGACACCGAAGATGGGCGCATATGGACGCTGAACGCCAATCTGGTTGCTGATGGCGACGACGTTCTGGAGCGGACCTTTACGTCAGGTCTAGAGACAGATCAGCCATGGCCCTGCGATGTAATTCAGATCGACGCCGCATCGGGCTTTGTGGCGACCGGTTCTGAAGCAAGCATTGAAATGCGCTGGTCCGATGATGTGGGCAATAGCTGGTCAAGCTGGCAATCTGCGTCGCTTGGGGTGACGGGCCAGTATCGCAAACAGGTCGCGTGGCGCAGGCTTGGTCTTATCGACGTTCCGGGGCGGGTGTTTGAGTTCCGCCTGACCGATGCGGCGCCGTGGCGGTTGAGCGCGGTACGCATGAACGAATCTTACGTGGGCGGTCGCTCGCGTGGTTGAGGTATCGCCACCCAATGCCCGGTTTCCCATCGGGCACGTCATCATCGACGGCAAGAGCCTGCCGGTTTATCCGGAGAAGAACTATCACCGGCAGGAGTGGGACCTGTGGCGCAGGACCGGGGGTTTTGACGACAATATTGCCCTGACGCTGGCGTTGATCGCCACGGGCGACGCGACGCTTGCGGGACTGTCGGCGGATTTGGATTCCGTTCAGCGGATTGTTTCGGAAGTTCGGGCGCTAATTTCCCAAGGCGCAACGATTGATCTTGAAGGCGAGGTGAACAGTCTTCGCGGGTCGGTGGATGCTCTGAGGGCTGGTCTGGACTCGGTGATTTCCGACAATGCCGCCGCACTGGTGACCGAAATTGTTTCGGCCTTGCAGTCTGCTGCCCAAGCCAACGCGTCAGACGAAACAAGGCAGGAAATCACCGACCTGAAAGCGCAGCTGGACGCTCTGTCAACCAATATATCGGCCCTTCGCGGCGATACGTTTGGTACGGAGCAACTGGAGGAAGAAAAGGCCAACAAGTCCACGCAAGCAATTGCGGGAACCGGCCTTACTGGCGGCGGCACGCTTGGCGCCAGCTTCACGTTCAGTCTGGACGACACTGCAATAACGCCCGCCACCTACGGCTCATCCAGCGAGTATGTGACGGTCACGGTTGATCAGCAGGGCAGGCTTACGGCGGCCTCTGATGGGCCCCTGAACACCTCGAACATCACTGAGGGGTCCAACCTCTATTACACGGACGCGAGGGCGCGGGCGGCGCTTAGCGGGACCGGGGCGGTATCCTACAATTCCGGGACAGGCGAGATCAACATCACGACCCGCACGGGTTGGTCGGCCCCTACTGGCACGGCCACCCGCGCGACGTTCGATACCGCGACCGTGACGCTTCCGGTTCTGGCAGAGGCCGTCAAGGCCCTCATTGACGACCTGACCACTTCAAACATCATCGGAGCCTGAGCATGGCTATCAAACTGATTTCCACCGACACGGTGCTGACCAACGCGGCGGCGTCGGTTCTGACGGCGGGGGCCAACGAGGCCAACACCATTGTCAAGGCTCTGATCTGCAACAACGATACAGTGAGCCGCCTTGTGACGATCTACGTTGAGCCAGGCGGTGGCGCGGCAACCAACAAGATCATCAACGCGCTGGCGATCTCCACGCTGGAAACCAAGACGCTTCCCCTGTCGGGTGTCGCTGTCGCCAACGGGGCCAAGCTCTACGCCTATGCGGATACGGGTTCTGTGGTGAACCTTCTGCTGACGATCTCGCGGACCGAGCAAACCCCGTGATCCGTCCCGCTACGTCTGACGACATTCCCCATCTCGTGGAGTTGGGCGGGAAGTTTCACGCGGCTTCGCCCTATGCGCACCTTCCCTACGTGCCCGAGCGTGTGGCCGCGACAGTGCAACATCTCCTTGGCGCTGGACATGTGGTGGTCAGCGACGTGGGCGGCATCAAGGGCATGTCGGCGGCGATGGCGGGTCCGATGTGGTTCAGCGATGTTCCGGCGGCTCAAGAGCTGTTCTGGTGGTCGGACGGCAGCGGTGAGGCGCACGAGCTTAGGGCGGCGCTGGAAAAGTGGGCCAAGGCGCAGGGCTGCGCCCTGTTCGTCATGGTCTGCCTCGAAAACGACAAGGCTCCGGTTCTGGCGAGGCTCTATCGCCGCGACGGCTACCAGCCGGTCGAACATCACTTCATTCGGAGGCTCTAGATGGCCGCTATTACATCGGCTCTGATCGCCGCAACGGCGGCTGTGGGCGGGGCGGTTATCGCCAACAGGGGCGCATCGAAAGCCGCTGACGCCACCACGAATGCCGCCAATCAGGCCAACGCCACGCAGCTCCAGATTTTCAACCAGCAGCGGGCAGATGCGGAGCCGTGGCGTCAGATCGGCGGTCAGGCTCTGAACCTGATGGGCCAGCTTTACGGCTTCACCCCCACGTTCAACCCGACCGCTCCGGGCACGGCTCAACAGCCTGGAACGGGCGCACAGTCGGTGCAGGAAAAGCTGGCGGCGGCTGGTATCCGTCTTGGGGCCAAACAGCAGAAGCAACTCAACGCCCTGATCTCCACGTCGGGCGCCAGCGGGAGCCTTGCCCAGACGCTATCGGACGCCGGGATTGTCCTTGGCCCGTCTCAGCAGCGGGCGTTTCAGTCCTACAGGGAACCGGCGGCTACCGGCCCAGCTACGCCCCCGACGACGCCGACCAACCCGCTTGCTCCGACGACTCCGACCACGGCCACCAATCCGACCGACTGGATTTCCAAAATGCCGGGTTATCAGTTTCGGCTGGGGGAGGGGACCAAGGCGCTCAACACGTCATGGGCGGCCAACGGGATGCGCGAATCCGGGGCCGCTGAAAAGGCGCTCCTGCGCTACGGGCAGGACTATGCCTCCAACGAGTTCAACAACGAATGGAACCGTCTGGCGGGCCTCGCCGGGGTCGGGCAGGCGGTCAACAACTCCAACAACGCGCTGGCGACCAACTACGCCAACCAGACCGGCGCGAACACGATGAACGCGGGCGCGGCCAGAGCCTCCTCCTATGCCCAGCAGGGCCAGAACACGGCCAACGCGTTCGGCTATGCAGCGGGGCGGATTGCAAACCTGCCGTGGGCGTCGTGGGGCTCTGGCGGAAGCGGCCTTTCTCAAAACGGCTACGGCGGGATGGACAATGGCTGACTTTATCAACGCTCTGCGCCAAGGCATGGCCGATCAGACTGATTGGCAAGCAGGCGACACCCGCAAGAAAGCTGGTCAGGCGTTCGCCGGGGGCGACTACGGCGCCGCGTCGGGCATTTTGGCCGGGGAGGGTATGCTTCCAGAAGCAGCCCAGATGCAAGGGTATGCCCAACAGCAGCAGGACGGGCAGGCCGAGGCGGCGCGCAAGGAAGCCAAGGACCGGACCGAATGGATGCTGAACGGCGTCAACGGGCTCATGGCGGCCCCGGCTGACCAACGGGAACAGGTGTTCGAACAACACCTTGCCCCGACCTTGCAGGCCATGGGCGTTGCGCCGGAGATAATCGCCCGCCTGAAATCCGCACCCAAGGATGACGCCACGCTTCGCGCGTTCGCGGCGGCGCTTGGGCAGGAGGCGGCAAAACTGCAAATGTTCAATACGCGCAATGGCGTCGTGGGCATTGACTCGCAGTCCGGTCAAAGCCGGATGCTGTATGAAGCCCCCCCTGAACAACCCAATGTGCCCGCCGGTTATCGAATGAAGCCGGATGGATCACTGGAATACATCCCCGGCGGCCCGGCTGATCCCGGCCAGTCCGGCAGGCTGGCGGCTTCTCGCCGGGCCCCTCCAAGGCCCCGTGCATCGGGCGGTCGTGGTGGCAGTTCCCCCAGCGTTCCTCCCGGCTTCATTCTGGATTAGATCATGGCAGCGCAAACCATCGTTGAAGGTCAGACCGCTACCAATCCGGCGACCAAAAAGCGCATCGTTTACCGGAAAGGCAAATGGTATCCGGTTGATCAGGACCCTGCTGGCGGTCAGCCTGCGCAGGGCACGCTGGAGCCATTGACGCCCGGCGCGGAGTCTCGCACGCGTCTTGGTCTTGGTCTTGGCCCCGCCGTAGAAGCGCAAAAGCAGTTCTATCGCTCCGAGGAGTGGAAGCCTGGAACAGCCAACCCGCAGGGCATCAACCCGTTCACGCGGGATTGGGGCGCGCGCATGGCCGAGGCTATCCCGTTCGATAACGGTGTGGCTGCTCGGGTCATTGGCGGTCAGGACTATCAGGACTACGAGCAGGCGTCGAAGACGTTTGAAAGCGCGTTCCTGCCGATCCTTTCCGGTGCGGCGGTCACGCCGACAGAAGCTCAGCGCATGATCCGCGCAAACCTTCCGCAGATGGGCGACACGCCACAGACATTGGCTAAAAAAGCTCGAAACCGCGCCATGATGATCAACGCTGCGGCTGATCTTCTTGGCAAGCCTCGCCCATTTCCACGCGTCGGCATCATGAACCTTGGCGGCGCTCCTGAAGCGGGCTCGGCCCCCGATACCCCCAACAAGCCTGTTGCCCAAGGCGATGGCTGGAAAGTCCTGTCGGTGGAATAATGGGCGTTTACACGATCCAGACGCCCGATGGCCGCAAGGTCAAGATCGAAGCCGCCGACGAAGCGACCGCCATTCGTGGCGCTCAGGGGTGGGTCAAGTCCAGCCCCGCCACCCCCAAGCCCAATGGCTCAGGAACGCGGGACGATCCATTTGACCTGTCTGGCGGGCAACCGCGCTCGTCCATCCCCCGCAGCGCCTACTATAAGGACCCTGAAGGCAATCTTCGTCGCAACGACAACGGCGACCGTGGCAACCCCATTGTCAAGCCAGCGTCGCGCGTCAAAGCAGAAGTTGGCGCGCGTCGGGATATGGCGACGGACTTGTCTACGTATGCTCAGCGCAATGCACTGGCCCCAGATCGGGCGGCGAGCGAGCGCAACAAGTCCATGGCGTTCATTCAGGGCTACGCAGGCCTTGGCGATGAGTTGCGCGGCCTTCGATCTGCGGTTGGAACCGGCGTCGCCAATCTGACCGGGAGGGGCCCGGGCTATTCCGCCCGCGAAGCATATGATGCGCGCCGAGCTGCCGAACAGGCCGCCTATGATCAATACCGCCAGACGAGGCCAGTAGAAAGCGCCGTCAACGCTGTTGGTGGCGCCCTCTTGAATCCGCTGAACGTTGTGGCCGGGGAATTTATAGGTCCCGCGCGTGCTGCCGGATCGGTGGGGCGTGCAGCCGTTGCCGGCGGTGCTATCGGGGCCGGATACGGAGCCGCTGGCGCCGCTCCCGGCAACCGCCTCCGTGGAGCCGTTTCGGGCGGCGCAGTGGGAGCGGCGACTGGTGCGGTTACGCAGGCTGGCGCTAATGCGCTATCAGGCTATGTGTCCCGCGCGGCTTCAGCAGCGCCTACGCCTGCGCGGCAATTGTCGCGCCAGGGCGTTCAGCTTACGCCGGGCCAAATGCTCGGGGGCGGATGGCAACGGGCCGAAGACGCGGCTACGAGCATTCCGCTCACGGGTGATTTTGTCAGAAACTCCCAGCGTCGCGGGATTGAGAGCTTCAATCGCGTTGCTATGGACCGTGTTCTTGAGCCGGTCGGTGGGGCTGCGAGCGATATTGGCCGCGCCGGGATGCGCGACACCTCCCAACAGGTGTCAGGAGCATATCAGCAGGCGCTTGGCGGCGTTACTGTCAATCCAGACCAACAGTTTGCGCAGGGCGTCGCCAGAGTCGCACAATCGCAACGCGTTCCTCCGGCTATGCAAGGCGACCTGCAAGCCTTTGTTGGAGACGTTCAACAGCGTCTGTCTGGACCTGTGGACGGAGCGACGTGGAAGGCTGTAGATGCTGACCTCGCTGCCGCAATTCGTTCTGCCGACGCAGGTTCCGCCCAACAACCTGCGCAACGCTTCCTGCGGGATGCTTTGAGGGACCTTCGTGGCGAAGTTGGCGGCCTCATGGAGCGCACCGATCCGGCGGCGTATGAGGCGGTGCGTTCGGCCGACGAAGCGACCGCCATGCTTTCTCGCGTGCGCAAGGCGTCCCAATATACCGGCACGGCGGCGCGCGACGGGTTGTTTTCCCCGAGCGACCTAAACAGGGCTGTTCAAGGCATGGATACGTCGGCGGGAAATCGCCAGTACGGTCAAGGCGAGGCTCTGCTGCAAGACCTGACCGATCCTGCGATGCAGGTGCTTCCGAGAACCGTTCCTGACAGTGGCACGCCGTTCCGCTCGATTATCACCGGATCACCACAAGGCCTTGTCGTCACCGGCCTGACGAGCATTCCAACCGCGATCATCTATTCGCAGCCAGTCCAGCAGATTCTCAATGCTCTCTATCGTTCGTCGAATGGGAGCCAATCAGCAGCGGCGCTTCAACAACTCGCTCAGCTTGCTGCTCGGAACCCGTCTCTTGTTCAGCTCTATAACGAGCTTCTAGCTCGTCAAAACGAGCCCGGCGGCGGTCAAGCATCAACGCCAGAACCACAAGGACGGCCGACGCAGCAATAAGCGTCCAGTCGTTGTGGCCTGACAGTCCGGCCAGAGCCATCGCCGCCAGGGCAAAAGGCAAAAGGCTAATCCGCATTCCACCACCATACCACGCCCATCCCCGGCGCGTGGCCATTTTTGTTGAGGCTATATATGGCCGGTCAGCTACTGCCCGACGTGATCAACCGAATGCTCGACAACTCCGGGAATCCGGTGTCGGGCGGAACTGCAACGTTCTATCTGACAGGAACGCTGGATGTCACTCCAATCTATTCCAATGCTGCCCTGTCCGTTGTGCTCGCCAATCCGATCAGCACCAATTCTGGCGGCTTGTTCGTCAGCGGCGTGACGCCCACGGCAATCTATTTCGACCCCACCGTCACCTATCGGGCAATCTACAAGGACGCGAACGGAAACGTTATCCGGGACATCGATCCTGTCAACATTGGTATTGAAGCCTCGTCAATTTCCTTCCTTCAGGCGGGCTCAGGCGCAACGATTCAGACGCTGCAAGCGAAGCTGCGGCAATACGTTTCGGCAAATGACTATTTCGGGGTTGATCCAACCGGAGTTGCTGACAGCACGGCGGGCCTGAAAGCGGCATTCGATTACGTTCTGCCGCTTGGAAAGGGCATCGAGCTTCAGGGCACATACCTCGTCAGCGGGCCGATCAGTTCAACGTCAACCATGTCCGGCGGCGGGATGCACATTCGATGCATCGGGAACGTCAACATCAATGTGTCGTCCGGGGCTACGGCCTTCCGCAACCTGCTTTACTGCATGTCCAGCGTGCCGAACAGCGCCTCCATCACGGGCGGGCCGCTGACTATCGACATGAATAACCTTGGCGCGGAAGGAATTTATATCCGCCACAGTTCTTCGACCACGGGCGGGGTGGTAGAGTTTACCGCGCCGGTCACGGTTCTGAACTGCAAACAAAACGACGCAACAGAGGTCAACGCGAACTCTGCGATCGCTATTATCGGAGACTATAGCGTCGTCACTCTCAACAGTCCGAGCGTGGTTAACCTCACTCGCACAAATACGACCGGCGGTGCCTGTCGGGGCATTTTCGTTTCCGGCTTCAGCGGCGTGGTAACGCTCATCGCCCCGTATGTCGAAGGTGTTCTGACGGGCAATGGATCGTCCGGAATTGATGCTGACGGGATTGCCCTGTTTGGTAAAAACAACGCCTCGACATCAAATGTCGGTGGCAGGGCGGTCGTTATTGCGCCCCTTCTGGTTGATAATCAGGGGAGGAGCTTGAAGTCTCAATGCCCTGACGTAACTGTTATCTCGCCAAAAGTGCGACGAAAGATGGTGGTCACAATTGGGTCAACGAGTGATTTTGATTTTCAGCGCGGAAACGGCATTATTATAGACCCGGATTTTGAATACAGGCTCAACAGTTCTACTTCGCCCCTGTCGACCGGATTCCATCCCATAACCTTTCAGCAGAATATGACCGATGGACCCATGGTTTCCATTGTCACAAACGCCACCATTAGAACAGAGGTGGCTATGTATGGTTATGTCAGCACGGTTCATTCGGGAAATGAAACATCTTCTATCGAGGTGAACGGCCTGCGAGTTGTGCCCGTTGGCACTTTTGCCACGGCTGCCTTCACTCGCGGCCTGCTAGAGTTTAACGCGGCGGAAGTTGGCGTAAAGACGAAGAAAACGACACTTTCCGTGCGCAATGTTGGCGGGCAGATGGGCGGCAAGGGCATTACCTTCACAGGGTTTGACTCCGCAAATGCCGCTATGGTGGCGTCTATCGCCGCCAATCTGTCCGTTGAGGTCGACAACTACAAAAACACCTTAGCCACATCAGATTTCGTATTCAGGTCGACTGCCGGAAGCGAGATTCTTTCCGTTGAGCGGTTCAACTTCCGTGCCTGCTACGGCATCAAAAGCTTTTTGCCCGGTGCGTGGGTGTTTACCTTCGCCAGTCTTGTTCCTGGCTGTGAGTTTGGCGTTGATCTGGCGACGGTTGTAGCGACCAATCCGCCACCATGGCCCACGTCTGGCTATGCCGAGATCAGGGCTGGGATAGACAATATCGGCGCCGGGTTCCGGTTTGCCGAAGTCACCATCGCCAGCGCCACCGCAACCTGCACGAAGTTCACCACCGGAGACGGCGGCACGACATGGGCCAATGGTGGGCCGCCGACCAGAACGACCGCGCAAATTCAGGACATTACCAACTCGATCAACACGAGCGGGAAGTTCACGGGCGCGCGGGTCTGGGATTCCACCACGGGCCTCACCATGCGGGCAAACGGGGCGACTGCCGGTTCAACGTGGTTTGGCGCTGGCAGCACGCTGACGCCGGTATAGTCGGCTCCCCGGTCGCTGTAACGACCGGGGGCCACGACCTGACTGAGTTAGCAGCCCTGCCGCGTCACTAGCGACAGCCCGACACTCAGTTCCACACCCTTAAGGACGAGTTAGCGCCCTCTGGAATCCCCAGATGGCCTTTGACGGGAGCTACATCATGACGGTGCGTTCAAAAGCAATTGCGAGAGCGGCGGTGTTCGGGGCTCATCTAAGGGCCGCTGAAGCCGAAATAGACGCTGGCCTTACCTTGGCGCAGGACGAGGGGCTTCCGACCGTTATGGACTCTCTGACAGTCCTGCGAGCCGCCCTTGCCCGAGCGCACTCCCTCGCAAACATCGCGGCGCAACGGGTAGCCGACGCCATGGGCGATGAAGTCGTCGTCTATTCCGGTGGTGATGACAAACCGCCTCCGCCTCCGGTGGGCTAAACATGGGCCTGTTGTCGACCATCTACACGCTGGCGACCATAGGCATGTTCGGGGTGTGTGCGTTCGCTCGCGTCGTCACCCCGAATGCCGAACGGATTGCCAGAGCGGCGGCGTGGATTGCCCTGTTTACCGGGGTGTCCCGCATCATCGCCTATTTCGCCGATCCCCCGTGGAGCATGGTCCACTATCCGGCGGAAGACCTCTTGCTGATGACCATGGCCTTTAGCTGGTGGCAGGTCAGGCGCGAGCGGTGGGCTTTGATACTGGCCTTTCTGTTCCTCTCGCAACTCTTCCTGCACGCCCTCTACTGGTTTGACATCGAGTCCAGCTTGCGAGGCTACATCATCGCGAACAACGCCATTTTCTGCGGTCAACTCCTGACCCTTACCCTTGCGGGAGGAGGCCATGCACTTGGTTGGGTTCGTGATCGCCTTCGTCAGTTTCGCCGGGGGCATAGCGATAGCATTTGGATTTTTGAGGCGGCGCAATGAACGTGGACGCTAATCTAGTGTCGGCCGTTCTGGTGGCCGTTGTCGGGGGTGGGGGTCTTTGGGCCTACCTGGGGGGACAGAACAAGAACAAGGTCGATCTTGTCACCATTGCCCAAGATGCAGCGGGGGCGGTGATCAAGGGCCTTCACGATGAGCTAGACCGGATGCGCAGCAGGATCACAGAACTTGAAGCGCAGGATGAGCGGTGTCGCAAGGCGCTGGACGAGTTGAGAGCGAGGATCGGATGATCCCACGTATCTGGAAGGCGCTCCTCGCAGCCGGTTCGCTCCGGTTCTGGGCGCAGATCGGCGCGGGCATGGCCCTAACGCTGGTGTTCGTCGGCTATGGAGCGGTGATCTGGAAAGGCCCGTGGCCCGCTACAGCCGCCCCGCTACAGCTTGAACTACTCGGGCAAGGCCAACTTGGCGCGGCGCTCATGGTGCTTGTTGCGCTGGTCTGCATCACGGGAATGAAGCTGGGGATTTCCGGCAGCAAAGACGGGTTCAAGGCTGATGTAGAGCGTGACGATGATGTTCAACCTGTCGCCACGGTAACAACCACAACGACGGTCGACGTACCGCCCGTGGATGCTAAGTCTTCTGGCGCTTGAAGCGGCTCAGGATAATGATGAGCATGGCAACAAAGGCCCATCCGGACAACACGCTGATCAAATGTTCGCTCATATCCCCTCCTTAGTGTGGGCGGCGACCCAGATCGAGAAAAGCCCAGTCCAAAGCCGCCGCCCTGTGTTGCGGGCCGGGCTTGATACCGGCTGCCGGAGTGTCGGGGATAGTCAGCCTTCCTGTTCCAGTTGGCCCCGCCGGTCTGACATACACAGTCAGGTGGCGGGCTGTCAGGTCGGCAATGTCACCGGCTCCCCATGAAGTTCGCGTGTCCTTCCACGCCGCCGCAACCCTGTTGCTTTACGCCAAATCACCTTACGATTCAAGAGTCTAAGCAAGGATGACGCATGAGCCGCTTTGAAGTCTGCCTGCCCCTGATCCTCGCGCATGAAGGCGGCTATGTAGACCACCCCGACGATCCGGGCGGCGCTACCAATCTCGGCATCACGCTTAACACCCTTTCCGCGCACCGGGGCCGCAAGGTCACAAAGGCCGAAGTGAAGGCGCTCACCGTGGCAGAGGCGGGGGCCATCTACATGAAGAACTACTGGTTCCCGATCCACGCCGACAAACTTCCGGCGGGGGTCGATTACATCCTGTTCGACCTGGCTGTGAACAGCGGCGTCGGCCGGGCCCGGAAGTATCTCCAGCGCGCCGCTGGCGTGACGGATGACGGGATCATCGGAGCCGTCACGCTCGCGGCTGTGAACGCCCGCAAGCCCCTTCAACTGGTCGACTCCATCAGCGGGCTACGCGAGGCTTTCTATCGCGGCCTCGACACCTTCCCAACGTTCGGCAAGGGCTGGCTGCGTCGGCTGTCGGAAGTCACCGCCAAGGCGCGGGAGATGGCGCGATGATCCCCCACGACTTCGCCAAGCTGACCGGCGGTGATCTGGTCATTGTAGGGGCTGGGCTGATCGGCCTCTGCATCGGTGGCCTTGCCGGCCTCGCCGGGGTGCTGACGGCGCTCCATGCTACGGGGCTGGGGTGACGCGGTGATGGCGCGCGGGGAAGGGATCGAACCTTCGGCCTCCGGGTTCGGAACCCGATGCTCTATCCGCTGAGCTACCCGCGCTGGAGTCTTAATTGCTGCGGGCCGGGCGCTACTCCGGCTTCCTCGCTCCAATAACGGGTCTGGCGAGACTTCCAAACCCGCCTGTCAGGACCACAGGCTGTCTCGTGTTTCGCCCGTATGCGTCTGCTTTCCGCACCGCCGCAGCACTCGTTTTATCGCACGTTTCATGTTAGGATTCAAGATGTTCGGCCTTCCCAACCCCTACCTAATCGGAGGCGTCTCGCTTGTCATTGCGGGGGCTATCGGGTTCGGAGCTATTCAGACTGCCAGACTGAACCACGCGAAGGCCGATCTGGCCGATACCAGGGCCGAACTCGTAAAGGCCGCAGGAGCCCTCCACACGGCAGCGGAGGCCATCCGGGGCCGTGACAAGCAACTGAAGGACAACGGCGCTCACGAGACGTCTGACGCGGGCGAAATGGCCCAATTGATGAAGGGATCAACCCGTGGTGCGTTTGAAGCTGGCCGCGCCTCTGTGCGCTGCGATGGTAGTCAGCCTTCCGGGGTGCGCGACCTTCGGGCTCTCCAAAGTGCCGGGGCCTTCCACGCCTCCCCCCGTAGTATGCCCGGCAAGCCTTCAAGCCCCGATCCCCGATGAGCCTCTTGCTCCTGAGGGAGTAGACGTATCAATCCTTCCTCCGGGGGTGGCTCAGTGGTGGTTCAGCGATCTGCTTCCTTGGGCGAGGGGAAACGCTGTCCGGCTTGATCAGGCATCACGATGGTGCGCCGGGCTGGGTTCGCCGCGTTAACACGTTCGTCTGACGTGTTCGAAATCCGGCGTTTCGTTAACATAGGCCGACTCTTTCGCGTCCGGCCAGTTTCTGCTATACAGGGCGGGTCGTCGGTTGGGCTTTTCTCGGCAGGCGACAGGCTGCGGCGGCGTGATGGCCGTATTCCTCGCCCTCATCACGGGGCCGGAATAGTCTCCTAAGTGCTGGCGGAAACCCGCGTAGGCCAGCAGCCGGGGCGGCCTGGCGGGACTACGGTGGCAGCATCATCCGACATGACCGTAGGCGGTCGCATTGGCCC